GTATGAATGAGTATTACAACCTATCTAGATCAGCAGTTAGAGTTCCTAAGTCTAACAAGGCTAAGTCCATAAGTGCAGATGATGATGTCGATGGCTGGACTGCTATTGCACTACAGAATGCATTGTATGGTGACTCTGTAGAATACGAAGAATATATGTCTCAGGTTCCATCGACAGAGGAACTCTATGAACGCAAAGAGTGGTTGGCTAGAGTGCAGACAGTTGCATTTACCTGTCTTACACAAGAACAATGGGCAATTATTCGTATGAGATACTGGGATGATATGTCACAAGATGATGTAGGTATTCATATGGGTCATAACAAAATGTGGGTGTCTCGACACGAGAAAGCTGCACTCGAAAAGATTTGTAACAATTTGTGATGTTACAGAATCCGTAAAAAGCACTTATAAGCAAGTGTCCCTATAACATAAGTTACTACTCAAGTTACTTAAACTTGTACTAGTATATAACATAAGTAGGAAACATAAGTATGGAAAAGACTTCGCATTTACCATGTCCATATGAAGGTTGTGGTTCATCAGATGCATTTAAGTGGTGGCCCGAAGATGGTAATGGCTTTTGTCATGCTTGTCGTGGAAACTACCCAATGGACAAAAAGCAACTATACTCTTGGGCAAAAGACAGATACCCCACGAGTGGAAATAAGGAATGGGATAGTATGAACGTAACTAGTTTTACGCCTAAGAAAATAGAGTCTGTTGAGTCAGGTCGTTATCAGTCCATGCGTGGTATCAACGCCACGACAATGGAAGACTACGGTGTAAAGACATTTCCTGATCGTCAAGAGTATGTATACCCCAGTGGGGGAATTAAGGTTCGTCGTCTTGATGAGAAAGCATTCTACACCAAAGAAGGTTTCAAGGGTGATGAACTGTTCGGCATGAACCTGTTTACCTCTGGGTCGTCTAAGATGGTAACGGTAACAGAGGGGGAACTAGATGCCCTGTCAGTGGCACAAATGCTTAAGAGCAGCTACACTAACCCTGTTGTCTCTTTACCCTCTGCTACGCCCTCTAAGAAACTCTGGGAGAACTGTAAGGAATGGCTAGATGGGTTTGAGAAGATTATCCTGTCTGTCGATACAGATGACGCAGGTAATGCTCTTGCGGATCGTATGGCTAAACTATTTCCTAACAAGGTCTACCGTGTACCACACGACAAGTACAAAGATGCTAATGAGTTCCTACAAGCAGGGGCGCAAGCAGAGTTCAAAAGTGCATGGTGGAATGCTAAGAAGTATACACCTGAGAATATCCTGAATACTTCTGATCAGTTCTTGTCTTTGTATCACGATACACCAGAGCATATCTATGTGGAGACAGGTATTCAGGCATTGGACGATAAGATACTTGGTTTGATGCAGGGACACTTCACAGTGTTTAAAGCACCTACAGGGATCGGTAAGACAGAACTCATGCGGTATCTAGAATACAACATGCTACAGAAGGGAATACCGATTGCTGCATGGCACCTAGAGGAAACCAAACTACGGTCTTTACTTGGTCTTGTGTCGTACCACTTGAACGACAATCTGACACGTAGGGATTTGATCGACGAAAAGGATCGTGGTGATGACGTAGTACAAGCCATTAAAGATATCACTAAGGATGAGAACTTCTATCAGTTTTATTTAGGTGATGGTGCAGGAGCAGAAGATTTGGTTGACCAGATCAGGTTTTTCAGTCAGGCATGTGGTTGTAAGTTTATCTTCTTTGAACCTATCCAAGATGTAATATCTGGATCGTCTGAGGAAAGCAAAGAACAACAGTTGGCTGACCTGTCAGTACGTCTGTCTAAACTTGCGGCAGAATTAAACGTGGGTATCGTAAGCATTGGTCACACTAACGAGAATGGTGACTTCAAGTATTGTAAGATGATTGGTCAACGTGCGTCAGTTATCATTGACTTGTACCGTGACAAAGAAGCTGAAGACCTACAGGAACGAAACACAACGTATCTCAAGATTGAGAAGAACCGTCCATCCTCTGAGGAAGGTGCAGCAGGTAAGATGCGGTTCAACTACGATACGTTTACACTAAGAGAGGTAATATAGTGCCAGTATTTGATATTGAGACGGACGGTCTACTAGATCAGATGACAAAGATACACGTATTGTCGTGGAAGGGGGACGATGGAAATGTGCATCATACCCATGACTATGAAGCTATGCGTATCTTCTTTACGGAAGCACCTACATTGATTGGTCACAACATCATCAGGTTTGATATCCCTGCCGTGGAAAAGATACTTGGGATTGAGGTTAAGTCTCGTCTGATCGACACTCTACCTTTGTCGTGGTATCTTAACCATGATCGTATGCGGCATGGGCTTGAGGGCTACGGAGAGGACTATGGGGTGCCTAAACCAGTGATTAAGGACTGGAACACTCTAACACCAGAAGAGTATGCTCACCGCTGTGATGAGGACGTTAAGATTAACTCTCGTCTATATCGTGACCTAGACCTAAAGTTGAACAAGCTGTATCAGGACAGTGAAGAGAAAGATCGCTTTATTGACTACCTGATGTTCAAGATGGATTGTGCTAGGGAACAAGAAACCCTACGGTGGAAATTAGATGTAGATAAGGCTAAGGCCCACCTACAGGAATGGGAGACCCTAAAAGATGAAAAGACAGAAGCCCTCGCTGACGCAATGCCAAAACGTAATCTATTTGCAACACGACAAAAACCAAAAGTCATGCACAAGAAAGATGGTAGTTTATCTTCACATGGGGAACGCTGGGTTGAGCTTTGTAAGCAAGAACGGCAACCAGTATCTACACAAAGTCTGGTGGTTAAGGTGGGAGAAGAAAGGGCAAATCCTAACTCTGTGGAGCAGGTCAAAGATTGGCTCTTTAGTCTGGGGTGGAAACCTCGAACCTTCAAATTCCTAAGAGACAAGGTAACTGGTGATGAACGGAAATTGGAGCAAGTACGGAAAGACGGAGAACTCTGTCCCTCAGTACGTGAACTGGTTGAACAGGAACCGTCTATTGCTTTGCTTGATGGCCTCTCTGTTCTTTCTCATCGTATTGGAGTCCTTAAATCAATGGTTGAGTCAGAAGACGATGGATACGTGCAAGCAACTATTGCAGGGTTCACTAACACACTCCGCTTTCGTCATGCCCGACCATTGGTCAACCTGCCATCAGTTGATAAACCCTACGGAGCAGAAATCAGAGGGTGCCTAACCGCACCTGAAGGTTACACTCTGTGTGGTGCTGACATGACATCGTTAGAGGATACGACAAAGAGACATTACATGAAACCACTAGACCCTGATTATGTCGCTGAGATGTCTAAGGATGGGTTTGACCCTCACCTTGACCTTGCTAAACACGCAGGTGTTATCACACAAGATGATATAGACAAGCACAACTCAGGTGAACGTAGCCTTAAGGCACTACGTAAGAACTACAAGGTGGTGAACTACAGTGCTACGTATGGTGTAGGAGCCGCTAAACTGTCTCGTGAGACAGGTATGACTAAGAACGAGGCACAGACCCTGCTAGATGCATTCTGGTCACGTAACTGGTCAGTACAGAAGGTGGCAGAGGGCTTACGTGTACGTGAGCTATTCGGTTCTATGTGGGTTCAGAACCCTGTATCTAAGTTCTGGTATTCTCTACGGTCTGATAAGGATCGCTTTAGTACACTGAACCAAGGTACAGGCGTGTTCTGTTTCGATAGTTGGGTGGCAATGTGTCGCAAGAATGGTGTTAAGACTATTGGACAGTTTCACGACGAGATTATAGCATTAGTAAAAGAAGGAGAAGAGCAACAAATACAATCACTTATGGAACGTGCAATCGAGAAGGTCAACGACAAGATACAACTTAATGTAGACCTTGGGGTAGATGCACAGTTCGGACGGACATATGCAGATGTCCATTAGAAAATAAATTTGTACTTTAGTGTTACAAACTCTGAAAAAAGCACTTATATATATGTACCAGACTCGACGAAAGGAACCAGTATGGGTAAGAAAGTATACGTAGAATGCATGTTGGAATGGTCTAAGTTACGTCCAGAGGATCGTGACATGGGGCCACAAGATGGTTCTGACATGGCTCGTAAGTTTGATGAAACACAAGGACAGTATGTCGTTAATTGTGTTGTCAATGACGAGCAAAAGTCCAAGATGATTAAGGACGGTATCCCTAACAAGGGAATGATGGCTCAACTCTTTAAGACCGACAAAGAGGGTAAAGAATACTACAAGGCTAAACGGCCTCACATGAACCCTAAGTTTATTAATAAGGATACAGGTGAAAATGGCGTTGTCATGGGGCCACCTGAAATTCTTATGCAGACAGACAGTGGCTATGAGCCATACTCATGGG